TATCTAATAATTCAGCTCGGACTTTTAGTCCTTGCGAATCAACTGATAATTGAAGGGACTGGTTTCTTGTTCTTGCTAAAATTAAAAAGGAGTCCATATGATTGTATTTCATAGGAACATCCTTCATCTTTGTTTCTGATAGTGCTCTTGAATCGATTTCTTCAATGAAACCATATTCTTCATCACCGATTAATGTTTCATTATTAAAGACTAGTGCATAGCCTTCTAATATCATCTTGTCATCTTCTTCATGAAGTGTGACATCTGCGAGTCTAGTTTCCTTTATCATTTTTTCTGGTCTCCACTTTCTTAGGTTTAGGTGTTACTTGTTTTTGATATTCATATTCAAGTTCTGAGTCTTTATAGAAAAGAGACTCGAGTTTTTCTTTTTTACAATAATCATCAATGATAATCGTTTTCTTCTTTTGTGTATCTAAGATAACCTTTAAGGCATCTTCTGATATCTTTCCATTAACTGTTATTTTCATCTATAGGTTCCTCCGTTCCAACTTGATATTGGTTTGCTTTATCTGCATCGACAAAGTTTAATGATTGTAGTCGTTTGTTTCCACCTTCAATAGGTTCTAATCCTAGAAGAGCTCTCGATTCATTAAGTGACATAATTCCAAGACTCATTAGTTTTTCAATCGCTGTTACTTTTGTATTCCATGAAGCATACTGTAATCTTTCACTATAGAAGATGATTTCTTCTCCACGTTCAAGTTGATTATCAGTTAGTAATCCTAAAGAAAAAGCCTCGCTAAGTTGAATAGCTAAAGGCTCGATCGTTGACTCGTAGAATGAGTTGTATTCATCTTCTGTATATTTGTTCGTAAAGATTGGAACTGATACTCCAAAGTAATCGAGGATCTTCGCTTGTAAGAACTCAAGCGTATCTTTATCAATCAGCTTTGGATCAACTTCTAAAGGAATGTATTCTGACTTCAAATCAATAGGTATAATTGAACTACCTTTTAAATTTACTGATTCGGATAATGCAGCATCAAATAATTCACGTTGCTTCTTCTTGTCTATTTCTGATAACATCCCATTCATCTTCAGGATACCTTTAATTTGCATGGATGATTTCACTGCATTATCGATTCCTTGAAGCAGACTATCATTTATTGATATGGTTTTTAGTATTGCTTCATGATCTCCTGTGGATCCAGTTCCACCAAAGATATCATTCTGACCAAAATGTCGTCTTAAATGGATAACATTATCGTATGGTAAAATATATGACTCTCCATTATCGAATAGGAACTTGATAAAGTAAGTATCAGAATTGTCCACGATGATTTCAACAGTTACCGGTCTAAGAGGATATATGCCTTTCAGTTCACCTGAATCCTTATCAAACTTCGGATAAACAAATGCATTATCATTCAGCAAAAGTAATGTGATCGTCTTGTAGATAAAGTCATATGGTGTCATTATTTCGTTTGGTTTATACTTCAAAAGAAAAGACAGCCTACCTTTTTTCTCGGTTACTGTCTTATCGTTTTCGGTTTTTATAAATCTTGGTTTGAGTTTAGCACATTGGCTAGCGACTCGATCAATACATATTTTTACCACATCACTCTTTGATATGTTCGTACCAAATGGTGTGTAAAATGTATTTAAATTACTAATTAACTGGAGTGCATCAAATGATCCAGTTTTCTTTTTCCGTTTAAATATGGCCATGTGCTCCTCCTATTTTTTTAATACCAAAAAAGGAACCATATTTATCATTTCTTTATAGCTCCTTAATAAGTTTTTAATTCAAGTCAAAATAAAATAATTCTTCAAATTTCTTTTCTAATATTATGCAGAATATTAATGCTAATTTCGCTGTGGGATTAAATTTTCCACTCTCAATTGCTCCTATGGTTTGCCTTGTTACACCTGACATTTTTGCTAAATCATCTTGTGTTAGGGATTTCTCTACTCGTGCAATTTTAAGATTATTCTTTAGTTCTAATGGAGTGTTATCATTAAATGATTTCATAATTACCCATCGTTAAATATGTTGCGACAAAAAATAACACAATAGAAATCACAATGAAAATAAGATTCAATTTTCTATTTCGACCATTTCTATAAAGTGAAAAAGACATAAATCCAGCTTGCCCCATCATAATCATTACTAAATCATAAGTAAAATCTAATCCTTTAATCATCCTTAAAACATATATTATTGCAAGTACTAAGTAAACTCCCCAAAAAGCCCAATGATATGAAACATCTTTTAAATGTTTTTCTCTCTCATCTAAATCTTGTTTTTCTTCATTAATCTTTTCTAATAATTTTTCTTTATCCATTTTTCTTACCTCCTGCATATAATATATCACAGTAAACAATTAAATGCAAACATAACTTTACATTTTGTAATGTTTTATTTGCAAATAGATGTTTTAATCAAGATTACTAGGTAAACAAATAGTCAGTTTTCTTTTGATTATGAAGTAATTGCTAGGTATTCCTATATCATATTTTCATAATCTGTCTTATACCTATTTAAAACTACATAAGCAATGATTAAAGCAACTGTTCCATCAATTCGTTTGTACTTCGAGTTTAGTTTCGATGGTTGAATGTTTCCATTTAAATCAACCTTAGCTTGAGTGTTTGCAAGACACCATTTAAGGATTGGATTATTGTTATAGTTTACTAAATTGTTTTTTAAATCAGCTTCTAAGATTTTCATAGGTTCTGATAATGAATATATCCCTTGTCTAACTTTCTCCATATTGAAACCTAAGTCTTCCATTTCTTTTATCCAGTACTGAGAATTCCAGGGGTCATACCCTACCCACAGAGGTCTAATTCCATAAGTTTGTATCATCTTCATAAACCACTGTGTTACTAAACTAAAGTCATTTTGATGTCCATCAGTTAATGTAACGTAACCTTTCTTAATCCAAATGTCATATGGTACATTATCTTCTTTGATTCTCTTTTCCACTACTTCACTAGGCATAAAGAAATGCGGAATAACATACTTCTTATTACTATCACGTTTTTGAATAACTAGAACTGCAGCTGTTAAGTCTGTTGTCGAAGATAAATCAACTCCACCAACTGCATAAGAATCTTTTAAATCATCGATTGAATATTTATCCTCATTATTTAAATCGTCAAAAGATAACCATGAACCAGAGTCAGCTTGTTTGATATTGAAGTCTTTACAAAGCATCGTCACCCTTGTGGAAAGGTCATACTTCGATTTATTCATAACATCCTCAAGATAATTGTTTAACTTTACTACTCCTATACTTGGATTCGACTTTTGCCATGTGGTTGGATCTTCGTAAATTTCTTTAGTTGAGTCTTGAGTATAAAGCCAGGGAAGTACTCTGTTATCTTGTATTTCACCTTTTAACATCTTTCTAGCATAATCTAATTTGCCATCTAAAAAACCACCAACGGTTGTCCCTTCAGTGGTTATGATAAATATAAGTGGTTCTTTCTTTGTTGATTGTGATTGTTTGATAGCATCATAGACTTTTGAGTCCGTCATTTCATGGACTTCATCAATACAACCAACTTCGATATTGTATCCATCTTTGTTTCTTGATTGAGCAGATAACTTCTTAATCTTATTCTTAGTCTTCGGAGAATAGATGTGATAGATGTTTTTCTTACTTCTAGTTTCCTTTGATAAAGCCGGAGATTGTTCTCGCATGTTGTTGATCTCTTCAAAAAGAATGTTTGCTTGTTCTGTAGTGTTTGAAGCACATACAATATCCACGCCACCTCGTGATAGAAAAAACTCAGCTAAATCTATACCTGCAACAAATGTCGTCTTCCCATTCTTACGAGCAATGAGTAATATAACTTCGTTAAATCTACGTAGCCCTGAGTCTGACATCTTAAATCCGTATGCTGTTTGAAGGATTGCTTTCTCCCACAATTCAAGAATAAATGGCATACCATTGAATGGAGATTTTGTATGTTTGCAAAATGTTTCAATGAAATCAATTCTAAGTTGTCCTGGTTTTTCATCAAAATAATACAATGGATTATCTAGATCTTCTATCAGTAGATCTATTTCAGTTTTTAGTTCCTCACCTACGATGATATTTCCATTTTCAATTTCATTGTAATACTCGACTAAATAATTCATTCGTTTGCTCTCTTAAGAAATTCATCAAATGCATCATCTCCATCATCTACTTGTGTTCCAAGAATACTGTTCAGCGTTTTGATTACTGTTCCATATGAGTTCACTAATTTTGTGTAATACTTGGCTGCTTCAGTCTGACGTTGTGCGCCTTTGCTTGAAGTTTGAACAGCACCATATTTTCTTATTTGCTTTTGTAACTTATCAAGTTCCACTTTCATAAATGCAGCTTGATAAATTAAGTTATCTACTAATTCAGTCTTTGATTCATCAACCAAAGAAAAAAGCGACTTTAATCGCTCATATTCTATATTAATCATAACTTGAAAACCTCTTTTCCGATTTTCAAAAAATCTGCTTTGTGTTTCTTAATTGCCCCCTTACGCGGTACCCTTCGCATATAAAAATAGGCATTGGGGCGGGGGTTATAAAACATATTCTGTATAGTAATTTACTGATAAACCCTTTTTATTTGCGGCGTTTTGTTTTCTTAGCAAGTACAAAGGATGCCACGGTTCTCCTGCTTGCGTTTTACCGCCTAAATAATACCAATCTGATGAAGAGTGATTAACTCTTAAAGCATCAACATCTGTAAAGCAAGTGCTCTTAAGATATGGAAATCTATTTACATTATTGCCCCACATGGCGTGAAGTCTTACACTAGGATATTGTTTGATGATTTTCTCAATTTCAACAAGATTGCTATTATGTAAGGTGTTGTTAACTGATGAATGTAATCCTGCTGGGTTTGTCGATCTTTGTGGGTAAATGTTCAACATAATCCATCCAGTATATCCAAGTTTCACTGACATGGAAGCAACTTCTCTTAAAGTCGGATCTAATTTTGTAGGTGTTGCATAACTAGGATTAATACCGAATACGATAAATGGATTGTTACCAGTTACGTCTCCAAGAACAAATCTTTCTGCATTTGATGGTGAATTTATATATATCCAAGCCATTAAAAATTACCTCTTATTCTTTTAATAGACATCAGATATAAACTCAAGAAAGTATTGAGCTCCCCATTTTTGCACGTTGGCATGTCCACTAGGAGATTTTCTATTTATTTTTTCAAAATACTGCTCAAACTTATCACGATACTCATCTAATGTAATCTCTTTATTAATCAACTCATTAAGTGAAAACCCACGATTCTGGTTAATAGTATACATTACGTTTGATGCCATAATATCCGGTCTTGCTATGTTAGGATATTTCTTTTCCATCCATTCAACAAATCCTTGTTGATACTTTTTCTTATTCTCACGAGTAATATAAATGTTACTCATATTATAAACTCCCCTTTTTATAAACATTATAGCAAAAATGAAATATAAAAACGAGGTTTATCTTGAAATCAAATTACCATCTTCATCAAATTGTTGCTGTTTCGAGAAGCGCTTATGTTCTGCATTGTGACATTTCTTACACAACAATTCTAAATTCTCTTGATTCAAACTGATTTCAGGATTAGTTACATTAAGAACTGTAAGTCTTATCTTATGATGTACTTCTTCTCCTAAAGCACCACAACGTTCACATTTTCCATTAGCTTTTCGCATCTTGATTTCTCTTGCTACTTGCCATGGAACAGACTTATAGAATCGATGGATTTCCTTAGGCTTTCTCATATAGCTTTCTCAGTTCAGTGATCTTATCATCCACATGTTCCCATCGAACATCTAAATCTTCTCTACCAAAGTGTCCATACTTCGCTAACTCCTGGAACTTAACATTATCTAAGTTGAGTTCTTTTCTTATGCTTTCTGGTTTGAAATCAAATACATAATTCACAAGTGCTTGTATTTCTTCATCAGATGTTACACCAGTATCAAAGGTATTAACTAAAACACTCACTGGTTTAGCAACGCCAATTGCATAGCTCAAGTGTACCTCGCAGTGTGTGGCTAAACCTGCCCCTACAACGGCTTTTGCTACGTATCTGGCATAATAAGCCGCACTGCGATCAACCTTGCTCACGTCCTTGCCAGAAAAGGCTCCTCCGCCATGTCTAGCATAGCCACCATAAGTATCAACTATAATCTTTCTACCTGTTAATCCAGAATCAGCATAAGGACCACCAATCACAAATTCACTTGTAGGATTAATTAACACTTCTGCATCTATGATCGTATCGAAATCAAATACTTTAGTAAGAACTTCATTGATAATGATATCCTCATACAACTCTCGATTGACACCTTCTTTGGTTTGAGCCGATACTACTATAGTCTGTACTTTCTTTGGTCTACCATTTTCATAGCCCACAGACACCTGACATTTACCATCAGGTCCAAAGATATGTGAATATTTATCTTTACGAATAGTATCCATTTCTTTTGAGATATGATTCGCTAACATAATCGGCAATGGCATTAATTCTTGTGTTTCATTACAAGCATATCCAAACATAATCCCTTGATCACCAGCACCTTGTTCGTGTGATTCAGTTGAATTAACACCCAGTGCGATATCAGGTGACTGTTTGCTTATCTTTTCCATAACTACAAATTTCTCTTCATAGCCTATCTCTTTGAGTTTTTGTTTTGCTATATCAGCATAATCTACTTTCGCAGTTGTTGTTACTTCTCCAAAGACAAACACTAAATCATCTTTGATTGCTGTCTCAACTGCTACTCGAGCATTTTTATCTTGTTCTAAAATTGCATCTAGTATCGCATCACTAATTTGGTCACAGACCTTATCCGGATGTCCACTAAATACAGATTCACTTGTTATTACTTGCATTACTTCATCTCCTTTATCAACGAGTAAAAAAGGAGCTTATTCGCTCCTAAGTACTGATTTTGGTAAGTATGCAGTGTATCTTGCGTAATGATATCCTTCACTTTCAACAAGGATTCCAAAGTCATGTTCATTGCTTATTACAAAGATACAATGGAACACATCATCTTTATCGCAATACATCACATCAATGTTTTCTTTAATAAACTCATAATCATCAAGTGGATCGTGTATAAATGTTTCAAATAAATCCTCATCAATGATAATCTCTTTTTCAATAATGAATTCATCTTGTGGAAGAAGTTCATCTGGTGTTGCTTTTCTAATAAAGTTTACTTTCATTTTGATATCTCCCATGCTGTATAAACTGAACGGTATGAACAATCCCAAGTATCAAGTATCACTCCATCTATACAAGTTGTAATATGTCCAGCCATTTTCAAGATGTAAGTTCCCTTTGGATGAAACTCTGTAAAATCACTACCTTTGATTCTTGGTTCTCCTTTGATTGCTTTGAAAATCAGTCTAGGATAACCCTTCAAATAATCGTATAAGAACTCTGTATCCTTGTAACTTGAATAACCTAGTTCTCGTTTCTTCCGATTCAATTCCCTTCGGCACTCTAAGTAATCCGTGTCGGTAGCAGTTGCGATTGCTCTTACAACACAATCTGATGTCTTGATTCCTTTTGGATGTGCATTAAATTCCTTAAACATAAATAGCCTCCTTTGTTTTGGTTACTATATATATCACTCTAAACGGACTAAATAGCAAGTTATATTTTCACTATAGTGACTTATTCTCAAAGTAATCAAAATCGCTAAGCGGAGACCTTTTTCCATCTCTAATTAAATAGCAGTTCTCATTTGATTCTTTATGTTTAATGTAGCGTTTGACAATTACATCGATAAATTTTTCATCAAGTTCCATCAGATACGCTTTACGATCAAGCTGATCAGCTGCAATCATGGTTGAACCAGAACCACCGAATAAATCTAATATGGATTCGTGACGTCTTGAAGAATTACTTATTGCCTTTCCTACAAGTTCTAAAGGTTTCATGGTTGGATGTTCTTCATTCTTTCTAGGTTTGTTATATTCCCAAATGGTATCTTGAGATCGATCATCAACAAAGTAATGAGCTGCACCTTCTTTCCATCCGTATAAGATTGGCTCATGTCTCCAGTGATAATCTTGTCGTCCAAGTACCAATGCATTCTTAACCCAAATCAAACATTCAGCTAGTTTATACCCAGCCTTCTTGAATGCATTTCTAAAGTTGAGCCCTTCTGTATCTGCATGGCAACAATAGATCGCACCACCTGGTTTTGTGTGTTCAAACATATTCTGAAAAGCAGCCAATAAAAAAAGATAGAAGGTATCATCTTCCATCTTATCGTTCTTAATCTTACCTGCAGTTCCTTCATAATCAACATTGTATGGAGGATCGGTAAAAATCATGTCTACTACTTTTCCATCTAGTAATGATTTCACTTGTTCACTATCTGTTGAATCCCCACACATTAATCGATGAGGCCCTAGTTCATAAATATCTCCTAGTTGTGAGAAAGGCACCTCTGGGATTTCATCATCCACATCAAAATCATCATCAGCTGCATTATCTGGTAGCAACTCTTCCATTTCCTCAAAACCGAACTGAAGCATATCCATATCTAGGTTAGCTAGTTCATCCTCAAGCTTTGATAAATCCCAAGTAGCTAGTTCAGCTGTCTTGTTATCTGCTAAGCGAAATGCTTTGATTTGTTCGTCGTTTAGGTCATCTGCGATAATACATGGCACTTCTTCTAAACCAAGCGACACAGAGGCTTTTAATCGGGTATGTCCGGCTATAATGACGTTATCACTCGTAATGACAATGGGAACTTTGAAACCGAACTCTCTGATTGAATTAGCAACTGCTTTGATTGCCTCATCGTTGTTTCTTGGATTGTTTTCGTACTCTTGGAGTGTTGATACTGATTTCATCACTATATTCATTCGTCCAAACCTCCTCACCTTTTTCTAGGCGTTTCTCCATTAGTTCTATTTCTACTTTCTTTTCGTTGTATTCGATACCAAACTTCGTAATCAACAAATACTTAATGGCTTGAATATCAGGCAGCGATTGTTTCTTGTATTTTGTGATGCGTTTTTTCGTACCTGTTTTTGTTTCCTCAATTACGGTCTGTGTTTCTTCATATTCAAAACCTATTGCTCGTTGATAGATTGCATCAACTAATTTTAATTTGAGTTCTTCATCACCAAATTGAAATGCATCGTCTAATCGTTTATGTGCTTTACGTAATTTGATGACTGTCTTTTCTGTGATACCCAAATATTCAGCGACCTGTTTTTGAGTCGCTCTTTTAGATACCATCTCCGCTATTGCTTTTAATTTGTTCTCTAAATGTCCAGATTTCTCCCAACGCTCATACGTGTCAAGCATCTTTCCTTTCATAAAAAATCACTCCAACTGTATCAAAAAATTGTAATTATATACCAGTTGGAATACTACAAGTATCTCTGCAAAAACAAAAAAGAACCCATTTTACTGAATTCTTAATCGTTTCTAGGCTGGTTGTTAAGCCAGTATTCCATTTTGTTTTCACCTTTGCTCATTATAATACTATCACACCCTTGACAAAATCACAACAGTTCAAAGAGGTTCAGAGTGGTTCAATCTACTCATCTACTTCAAAGATATCATAAGCAGGCTCATCATCAGGCTCGTATGGATAATCTCCTGGATTTGATAACTCTAACACTTCTCCTCCTGTATGCCAGCAACTAATAGCGTCTAACGCCATATACTCAGCTTCTTCATATGAGTCAAACAACTCATCTAGTTCATCAGTTTCTCCATTTTGATAGTTAATTACCACTTTAAACTTTGGCATATAAATCTTCCCCTTTCACATCGTATTATTTTATTGAAATAATGTGTTACCTTTATTTTACATTACTTCTCTAGATTTTCAATAAACTTAGAGCATTTAAATGCCATCTTTTAACTGTTGATCTAGAAATATACATTTCATCAGCTATTTGATTCCACGTTAGCCAATCAATATATCGTAATATTAGTACACGTTCCTTTTCAGAATCCTTAAGTTGTTCTATTGTTTTTAGGATATCTGCTTTAATGGTTGGTAGATTGGCTTCCATATCTTTTATTTCCAATTCATAGTCAAGTGCTTTTAGTATCCACTTTTCGAATGGAGCTTTTAGATTCTTTCCACCATCTACTCGAATTTTATCAAATTGAATTCCTGGAACTTGATTAGCTAAACGAATATATTCATCCACTAAAGCTTGTTGTTTTTGAATTCTCACTTTTGTATTGTGATATCGACTTAGGTATTCTTTCACATCGTTCATAGTTCCTCCTTCAGTTTACTTAACACATTGATTTCGATTGATATGCCAGTTGGATCATCAGACCATAACTTCTCCACATGTTCAACTACCACTTGTGAATCATCATTCCAAAATCCAACTTCTGTCATACAATCTTTCAGCATCTTTTCCAAATTATCAGTATCTGGTCTAGTGACTCTCCATTCTTGATGTTTATGTCTCTTTCCTTTTGGGAATCTCCATATCACATCAAGCCTGATTGGACCTTGCATTGGTTGCTTTGGTTTAAATGGTTTCAAATGTTTGATAATCGTTCGTCTTGCTTTCTTTAATTTTTCAGGTTTATAGAAAACTGGCTTGTTGTTCACCAGTGTTACTTTGTTTTGTTGTGCAGTAATTGTTGGTGGATCTAGTAGTAGAAATATTTTCATGATTTCCTCCTTTTTCAGAATTTTTTAGAATTTTTAGATGAAGATAGGCGAGTGCTGACGTTGATGCATTTGTTTGGGATAGGGGTCACTAAATCCCCCTATCCTACAAACCATGCGTCAGCGGTAATGGAACATACCTATATATAAGCCCTTTATTCCACTTTTTTTCCACGGAAGGAAGATAGGGAAATTTAACCTATATTCCATGTTCCTTAAATTTATTGCGGAATTAGTCATTTTCCCTTTGTTCCACTTCGTTTTTTTTAGATGAAATTACACCATGATTATTGATATAATCTTCTTCAAATTCTTTTACACGTTTTCTTATGGTTCGATCAGTAACTTCTAAATATTCTGCTAGGACTGATACCAAACAAGTACCGTCATCATTCTTATTTATTTCAAATGCGGTATCGAATTCTTCCTTTCTTGATTCTGGAGTCTGATTCCGTTTACCACTTTTTTCTAGGTTTGCCTTTGGATCTCCATCTGCATAATTCTTAGCTAAGACACCAGTTTCATCGATTCTATGTATCGGATACTCAAACCAAAAGTTCACAGGCTTGAAGTTCTGAAATTCACGTAAACTACTCTCCAAACGCCATGCAGTTGAAGTCATTACATCAGCGTTTTGTGCCATGAATTCTTCTGTCGTTTCAAGTTGAATCATATCGAGCTGCGCATCTGGATCTCGTGCAAAAACACCCGAACCTGAAGCCCTATCCATTGCTCTTTTGAATCCTTGTGAGCCTTTTGAATGATGATGACTATATATTGCTGTACATCCTGTTTCATTGCATATCTTGTCAAACTGGTTACTAAACTTACCCATTTCTGAAGCATTGTTTTCATCTCCAGTAATTACCTTATAAATTGGATCAATAATAATGGCATCGAAGTCTTGATTTGCTACTTTTCTGATCAGTTTCGGAACTAGCTTATCAAGTGGCATTGCACGACCTCTAAGGTTCCAGATAACAACATCATGACTGTACTTTGGTTTTATCTTCATAGCCTTATATATTACTGCGAATCGATTAATTGCACTTGGTTCATCAATTTCCAAATTCACATACAATACCTTTGATTTTTTACATTGAAATCCAAGCCATTTGATTCCTTCAGCAAGAGCGATTGCGAGTTCCATCAATAAAAAACTCTTCCCTGCTTTAGATGAACCAGATATAAGCATTTTATGTCCAACACGTACGACTCCTTCTATAAGTTCATCAGGTAACTTAGGTTGATTTGCAAGTGCTTCATCTAAGTATCTTAGACTAGGCATTTCATCATT